ATACAGTTTGAGTTCCCACATTAACGATCTGAAGATCAAGCGCACAAGCAAAAGGTGCAACTGCCGCAGGAGGATTAGTTAGCGTAGGTGTGAGAGTTGTAGATGCAGTAGTCACTGTACGAGCAAACGCCGGACCAAGTGGGTTAAATGTATTAGTTGACATGATGTATCAGATTCCTGTTAAAGTGAGATGTAAGGTGATTGAGTTACCAATTACGCGTAGCGATGCCAGTAGTAATTAGAGCCGTCATACATACACACAAGGTGGGCGCCAGAATACGCCGCAATGCTGCTTGTCGATGGGCCTGTAACCTTTGCACCCAAGCCGATGATCGACTGCGCGCCGTTAGGAGTAAGCGTACAAGTGTTGGCCGATTGAATGTTGCTGATGTACATGACCTTGCCTACGTTGTTCGCGTTGGCTTGCTCAAGGTTCATGTTTCCGTTTGCTGCTGTTACATAAACAATCCACTGGCCTTGCTGGGCGTTAATTGTGTTGCCGTTGCCTTGTTGTGTCCCCGGCAAAGTCATCGGGCGAGTCCAAACAAGATAGCCTTGCTGGTTGTAGTAGAGTTCTGGCTGATTGCCTTGGCAAACTAGCCACATTGCACCCGTGTACCCAAAAGATGGGTTTAGTTTGATGCCAGCTCCGCCGTAATAGTTGTTGGGGTAGCTTGCGTTTGCTGGGTTCGGTAAAGTTGACGAACTGCTTAGGTAAGGGCCGTCAGCATCCACCAAGGCTTGAACCAAAGTACCGTATGACAAATTTGTGTTTTGTCGAGTACATAGCGCATAGAACGAAACTGAATTCCAACCGGTGTCAATTGCGTTTGGCTCGCCCATGCCAAAGTAAGAATTTACCGAACCCGACATGTACACCTGAGCAGTTCCGGCGTTCTCAGTATTGCAGTTGGTGAAGTGGATGCCTGTGTTCGGATTTCCAATTACCGTTGTGCTGAGTTGAATGCCTGGGAATCCCTTTGTGCCAAAAGTTACAGCAATGTTTGCATTTGGCACCAGAGCGGCATTGTTTGTGGTGCTGTTCACACCTGTCACGATATCTGTGAAATCGTAGGGGCACAGCGTAATTGAGACGTTTGGAACAATCGTCTGAACGTGGTAAATCTTTTTCGACACCAACCCGCCAGGGTCACCAGCCGTAGTGATTACAACAGGCATGCCAATAGCCAAGCGTGAGGTATCAGCCACCGCAATCGCAGCGACACCATTACTCATGGTTCCATTGAAGTTGTAGATAGCATTGATGTACGGGCCATTACAGCCACACTCATACACATTCAAGCTATTAAGGGAGCTATTGCCTCGCGTACCAACTTGAAAATGTCGGCTCCTGTAAGTGGAATATCCGTTCAGAGGCATGTGGCAGTAAACGCGCCACAGTTTGGAGTCACCACCATTCCAGCCAACGGTGGAGTTGCCCCACCAGAATCCATGCCCGCAGGATTCAATCTCGATGGTATCAACCGTGCAGTTCTCGGAATTTTCCGAAAACACGCCCCAATCGGTACAACCGTAAATGTTCAGGTTGGTTAGGAAACATCCTTTTAAACCGTAGTTGTTTGTGTTGCCTACACTAATGCCACGAGTGAACCCAACCATTGACAGGTCACTAATAGTTACGTCATTGATGAAGTTGACATAGCTTTGTCCGTTGGCAGGTAGCGAACCTAGCGCGGTAGTGTTACCAGCAAAACATGGGGCAGTTAAATTTCCTTGTAGCACGGTGCCGATGGGTGTCTCGTTCATCTCCAGACCAGCAGACCAGCCAGAGCCTATGAAATTTACTCGGTTGTTGAGTGGGATAGTGTTGCCACCAATGTTATAGGTCACTGGCAATAATTTAACAGTGCCGCCACCAGCCGCAACAGCCGCATTAACTGCTGCCATAATTCCGACATAATCATTAGACACTGGTATATATCCCGAGGCGCCCAGAATGTAGGAACCTGCTACCATTATTGCATTTAAATTAGGATCTAAAATCTGATTCCTAGACGAATCATATTTAGCTGTCACGAATGAAGTCATATTGCAAATCCTTTAGAATCAGTTAAGCCAGAAGTGTAGGAACCATTTGAGAGCAATGATAATACCTGCTTACGTTGACGAGCATCGGGGATAGAGTTCCAAGATATATGAACCCAAGTGTGCTCTAGAATTAACTGGTCAAATTCAATACCAGAACTTAACAACTCGTGACAGATTGTAGCAGGTGTACCGAATTTAGGGCAGATAAAGTCAACTGCCTCACCCAGGATATGTTGTGATGAATCTTTAGAGCCAAGTGCTCGATTGAGTTGAGGACAACGAATCCAGGAATTTACAATAATTGGATTATGTAATATATCTCGCACCTGCTCCATCCATACTGCTGTACGAGATGCTGCTGTGATAACTTGGGGAGATGGAGATGAATTATCAATTCCTAAGCGAGACGCGGTTCCGGAGATTGTAGCCTCTTCAAGTGTAAAGTGAGCGGAGAGTTCGATTGCCATTTATATTTCCTAAATTAGGTCTGGATTAAAGATTAAAAGAGCTGCGCCAATTGCATAACCTATTTTCTGTGGAACTGTACCTGCTGTGGGTGCAATGGTTCCAGCAGTATTGCCTGCGTAGTAGGTAGTTCCAATTGTCAATCCTCCAATTGCAGTGCACAAACCACCTAACATTACTTCACCGTAAGCACCAGAAGCTACTCCGCCGGCAGTTGAGCACCAAGCATGAATGGGTTTACCAGCAGCAGATGCGGATGAGAGTCTTGCATTAAGGACACTTGCATTATTCCAGAGATTAATGGTTGCACCATAGGTTGCGGCCTCAGAGAATTTAACATAGAGTCTCTGAGTATTCTGAGTTAGTATTGTCGAAGTTGCAAGAGTCTGAGAGTAGTAGGCGGCGTCTTGTGGTAATGCACCTGTGTACGAATCTACTGCAATCTGGATGTTTCGAATCGCATTGTATATTCGTACAAATTCAGCAAAGAAGGCTGGATCAGGTGGATCAGGTAGATTAGGTAGGCCTGTGTTAATCGATGATTTAAATCCTGCCATGTTAAATCACCTAGCGGCGCCCATTAATGTGGAATGTAAGCACAAAAGAAGACAGAGAGAATCCACCAATTAGAAGGATTGAGTGATTATGTCCTGTCTTGTGGCATTTGTACATTCTCTGAGATTCACCTGATGGTGTAACATCATAGAACTGACTATAGGAGCAAGACTCTAAGTTACCTCCAGACTCTGAAGTTAGGAGATAAGCATTAGATTGTTGGTCTGGGTGGGTTGATTGATATACGAACTCTTCCATAGATAACCAGCGAGACCGCACATATTGAAACTTACCTAGGAGAATCACACCATTGGATTGTGCAAACTGCACTGATGGATTCACAAGATTAACTGAGCCATCAGATTTCAGGAATGCAATAGACCTACGAGGCGCATCTGCAAGAGTAGGATCAAGGTACTCATACTCAAAACAGTCCACGTGATCTTGCTTAAGTTTACCATATCTTTTCTGAGTCATATCATACACAATTGCATGAGTCAGAGAAGTTACTCCATATGATATAACCATGTAGCGGTCTGCAATGGATACAATCTTTTTCTTCATTGGGGAAGTAAGAGTCTGCCCAGTGAATTGCAGAGTTGATTCGTCAAAATCTTCGAAGTCAGAACCTGCCAGAAAGTCTGTCATCTCAGGGAAGATAGTCTGAGTTGCAGTTGCAGTTACAGTCTGGAATCCAGATGTTGTATATGCGTACTGATTACCTGTATTCGCATCATATGTAACGTAATCAGCTGTGGAGCAACCACCTGAAGAGACAACCTCTTTAAAGTTAAATGGATACCGTGAGTTACCTGAGTACACACCTGACACAATATTAGATGTGGTGTAGATTGTAATTCCGAATGTTGCAGGCACAACAAAAGTAATGGGACCGCGCGCACCTTCTGGAGATAGTGAGCCTGCACCAGATGTGAGAGAGGGCGTGAAATCTACTGAGTTAGTTGTTGGATCAATGTCAAGCACAGAGCTCCAATATACTGTGTCTGTATCAAATGCAATTAGATACCCTTGATATGCGGTTATACCGAGTATATTCGCGGGTGTAAGAGATGTGAGAGTTACAGAGGTTAGAGTATTTAGAACTGAGTCCCACTTATAGCAACCCAGATTGGAGAAGAATATGTAAGATATACCCTGAACTGTTGCAAATGATACTTTAGTGGAGGATGTTATTGCAACAGTTGTAGTGATTGCAGTCCACTTAGTTCCGCCCAAGATGTAAGTGTAATGAGTTCCAGATACTGTAGGAGAGAAATAGAATCGTGGGCCATTCAGACCTGATACTAAAGCGTTAGAGCGGAGAAGATTGGCAGATTTAAATGAGGTAGTTGCAGGCGATAGAGCTGGAATGATTGATTCATAACCTACCGAAGTAAATCCGTAAGGTGCTGGTAATACATTGTGACAGTAGAAAATAATGGGCACGCCTACATCTCGATCCACATCCTCAGATGATACCAGAGAGCGGTTAAATGTATTATCAGAGCCTGGAACAATGATTGTTTGGCCCTGAAAATCAGTTAAGAACGGAAACGCCTTGGCGGAGAGATTACCTCTATAGACTATTTGGGACATTGGTTTTATACCCTAGTACTTTAATGTGTGCATAACCTGCAATAGTGTTAATTCGATTGCCTACCCATTGAGCAAATACATCATTCTCTGTACCTGCGAAGCATAGATTCTCTAACATATCAGATACAGTTTTCTCTCCGTTCTGAGGGCCACGACCTACAAAGTGAGGCATCCAATAATTTGCAACTATACGATCTGCAAAGTATCCAATTAATGTAGGTACAAACCCCCACCACTTCTTAGCAGGAGTGTTACCTACATAGGCTAGTGCTTGAGGAAGACAGAGAAGAAGTAGGTCGATCATGGTATATTGTGTTGCCCGTTAGAATAGTCTTGCTGATAATGGAACTGCTCCACTAGAAGCCACAAGAACACAAGGACGTGTAACCGTCAGACCTGTAAAGTTACCTGCTGAAACAACTACACCAGAATTACTACCAGAAGCCAAGCTTGCCAAAGCAGAAGATTGAGTGAAACTACCTACACCATCGTTTATCGATAAAGTGCCGGTAGGAGTACCTACTGCTGGGGATATACGCATCTCAGGAAATCCTTGAGCCAGGTAGGTTTGATTGGTTGCTACTGCCATTCCAGTCGCACCGATGGTAAGGTATCTAAAATACCTCTGAGCCAACTGTAACTCATTTGGCCTACGTTCAAACACAGTAGGAGCAACAGAACCAAGACGACAATCAACACCTGTGATGTTGAGGGTGGAACCTGCTATTTGATTTACAAAAGTGACGGAGCCAGCGGTGCGGAGGAATGAGCCAGCTTGCCATATATTTGCAGTTCCATTGTAGTTAGAACCTGAGCCTAAATCCCACCTAATCCACAAACCCGCAGTGTTGTCAGTTGCCCATGTTCCTGTAATATCCCCCTGTAGGGTAATCTTGACCTGAGTCCACGACGTTGTTACAGAAACTGTGCCTATGTAAGAACGATTGACGGCTGCGTTGTATAGTGCAACAGAGTAGGTGCCAGCTACACTACCCTTTATCCAATTACTTAAAGTGATAGTAGCGGCACCGGCAGTACCTAACTGAAAATCAATAACATCCTTGCCCTCAATACCGACAGCAAAACCAAAATAATCTCCAGCTGCTGGTGAATATTGATTTGTTACAACAAGCTTAGTTGAGTTTTTTAAGCCAGCAGGTGCATCTGTGACCTGTTGCGCGGAAAACTTATTAGTCACGCTTCCGAATAATGCGAACATATCCACACCGGGTACCGAGGCCGCTGTATTTACAGCCACTGCACCGCTGTTGACTTGGTCAATCTCCTGTGCACCATTGATTACACGATTACCATACATAAAACCAGATGTGCCCTGAGCTACAGTGGACACTGAGGAATAAGACAACACCTCAACAACACTGTATGCAGTGGCGCGCAAAATGCAAGTATCACCCGCTTGGGTGAGTATATTACCACCTGTGTTAGTTACAATGTCTGCGGAGTTTACGAGAGTTGAGGCGCCCCCGAAAGTAATAAAATACAATCCACCCGTATCTGCTGTAAACTTCGTGATTGTAGCAGAGCCTGTAAGTCTGATATTTCTCGAACTGATGTTAGTATAAAGAATTACAGGAGTGCCAGAAGCTGCAACATCCACCCGTACTGTATTGGATAGATCGGTTGCAGCTACTGATTTAATATAAGAGATAACAACCCAACCATCACTTACTCCTGCAGTTGCCTTAGGGGTCACAATCATTGTATCTCCAGCAGAGATTGCAAGATTGGAATTTCCTGGGCAAATTAGTGAGCCTGAGTTTGCGAGCGTTAGCGCACCTGAGAATCTAATATACTTAGGCCCTTGGTAGTTTGTTCCAAATGAGGAGATGTTAGATGTGCCGGTGATGTTAACTGAGTTAGATTGCACTGCTCCAATATCAACAGTTGTAGCGGAGGCCGCCACAATTTCAGCTCCTGACACAAACTCATTAGCAATTATCTCACCTGTGGGTGCAATAGTAAGTTTAGTTACACCATTCACCGCAAAATTCAAATACCCATCTGCCTGTGACCAGATTCCAGTATCTGTATCACCTACAAAATTGATGCCAGGATTGCCTACTGTCCCTTTTACGAATGAAAAAGGTACTGATGCAGGAGTTGTCTGAGTTGTGTTTGAACCTGGGTTCCAAATAGAAGCGACCATAATATTACATTCCTATTCCGGTAATTGCATGTTGTCTTAGAATCTGATACTGATCTGCAACCATTTGACGATATACTGGAACTTGCTCGTCATAACCAATGGTTTTAAATATAATCGATACTGCCTCATATGTGATTGCAAATGGGTAATCATCTGCGATCCAAGAATTATAAGAGGTGGTTGTGACATTCGGATTTGCGTAATAGCCGAGTGCGAAATACTGTTGTTGTGCAAGAGTGCGAATTTGAATCTCTGCACCTGCGACATAGAATACATCTACCCGATTTGCACCATAATTATCTACTACTTTTTCTGGCTCTATGTAGGTAAGAATGGTGCTTGGAGTTCCGGAGGAGTCGAGAATTCGAATGTAGCGAGGTTTGCGCCACAACGGAAAAAGACTCTTAAAGTCAAGAGTCTGGTAATAGTCTGCTGTTGAGAATTGAATAGAGTTTTCATTGAAGTCTCTAATCCAATCATCTATCTGGTGTGCTTTTAGTGTTGCTGCTTTTACAGCCAATGCTGTCTCATTCACCAGATCGGGCCGATTAGTGAGAGAATATACATCGGATACAATACTGGCGAATGAGGTGCTCATGGTAGTATGTCTAGTTTATTTCTTAGTTACTGGGCCAATTGTAATCTTCGGGCCGGATGGTGCAATTGGAGTCTGAGCTGCTACGGCTTGAGCTTCGGAGGCGGCCTGCATTCCAGTAATACTGTGAGAATTAGCAATTCCTTCCAGCTTACCTTGAGCTGTCTCACCCATATCACGTAGTGGATTTCCGACTGCTGCCATAAGTTTTGCGCGCTCTTCTTCACGGATGCGTGCACGAAGAACTGCCATTGGGTCACGCTGCTCTGAGTCTACAACTGTTTGATTTGCATCAATATAATAGTTCGGATGGCCATTCTCACATTCAGTTGTGAGTTCTTCAATTTCATCTTTGGCTGCTGTGGCATACTCACCATTCAGAAAGTGGATCATCTTACCAGTTTTAAATACATATCCCATTGTAGCTGCACGGGATTTAAAGAGACGAAGTTCTGACATTTTAATTTCCTAAGATCACGCTGTGCGTGGTGGTGGACTGAGAAAGGTAGGAACATAGGTTTAGTTTAGCAGCAAACCATTGTAATAAAATCTGCACCCTTCTCCACCAGGAGAACCAGAAAAGAAGGTAGTGGACGGATTAGCCTGCTGCGCCGGCAGTCAGATTGTAAACCACACCGTTAGCAGGAGGATTCTTAACAACACAAGTTACCTCAGTTGTCAGAGTTCCGCCGACTGCATCAATACCATTGTCATTGGCATCTGCATCATTGTTAAACTCTTTATTCTGAGTCTTGCGATCACCCAGATAGGCGGTGCGGAAAGTAGACAGATCAACACCAACTGCCATCTTAGCCCAGGTAGTATTGGAGTTGAACAGTGGGTGCTCAATCATCTGGAATGCACCACGAGATGTTTTAACTGTGGAATATTGCAGACCCCAGGAAGTTTGTCCATCTACGATTTGGTAGAAAGAGCCAGTTGCCAAACGAGCAATGTTGGTAATTACTTTCTTGGCCAAACCACCTACAAAAAGAACTCGCTCATTACCAACTTTGGGGTCAGTTGTTTGATTGAACAATGGATCGAGGAAACCTTCCAATTGTGGGTAAGTAGTTGTACCACCAGCAGTGTACACGTTGGTAACACCAGCATAGTACGATGGGTAGTTACCTGCAGTACCGACAATATTGATCAAACCATCCATTGTGCGGAAAGGTTGACCATTGCGAGTACCTTGTGATTTCTGACCAAAGAACAATGCTTTCTCAATATCAGCAGCGTGGAATGCAGCACAATCAGTACGGGATTCAGCAATATTGGTATCGCCTGCAATCATCATTGTCTGACGAATTGTGTCGGAGATAGCCCAAGTATTACGGAAAATCTGAGTGAAGTTGGTGATCCGAACTGGATTGATAATCAAAGAGTTAGGACGCAGAGAAGCTTCTTCGAAAGCATTACCAACTTGGTAAGCATCAACGGAAGCAGGAACTGCGGCGGCTACAACAGTACCAACTGCACGAGTTACAGTCATTTGAGTTGCAGAGATAACACTGTTTACGATGAAATTCTCGTAAGATGCAGAGTTATTGATCCGCATGATCATACCTGGCAACACGTTAGCAGTGGATACAACTGTGAATGTGGTATCAGAGATAAGTTGACCAGCACCTGTGAAAGTAACTTGAGGCAGAAGCATTGTTTTAGTGAAGAAGCCGTGTTCAGTTGCAACAGCGGTTTCAGACTGCAACATTGCGGTCATACCAAAGAGAGGAGCCATACCATTGGGCATCAAGCGAGTAATCATTCCTGCGAATGATTTCTTAGCAAGATCAGTGGTTAGGACTGCTGTATTAAAAATACCTGTAGACATAATATATGTTTCCTATTTTGAGAGAGTTATGAAAGTGGAGAGATTTACAGAACAGTCCAAGTAAAGGTAGCTGCACCTGTACGAGTAAGGTAAACTGTTACTGCTGTGGCTGCTGGACAGGTTGCGCGTCCTGCCAGAGTTACACCAGTTGCAGCTACAAAAGTACCTGCGAAAGCTGGAATAATAGATACAGTGAATCCGTAAGAGTCACCAATATCCATTTCTGGGAACACTGCAAGATAGTTAGCAGCGGTGTCAACTGTGAGATTTCGACCTGCTGTAAAACCAGTGAACATAATAACACCAGCTGCAACTTGCGAAGCAGAGAGTGTTGCATTGGCGTCTGCTGTGACTGTGGAAATAGCTGGATTATCCCAGTTATCACCCGCACGCATAACGCGAGTAAGTCCAGATTCCTGAACTGTAATTCGTTTAAATGCCATGATAGTTTCCTATAAAATTAATAAAATGATTTAACTGAAAAATTTATCCCAGTTTTCAGATTCAGGAACTGCATCAGCTTTTGGTTTCGGAGATACGATTCCAGTGAACGCTGCAAGATACTGGGAAGACATGTCCTGAAGTTCTTTAACAGAAGCATTTGGATACTTTACTGTTAATTGAGCTTGCAGGGCTTCCATAATTGGAGCTGCTGCCGGGTGAGTTAGTGCTGGATTAGAATCGCGGAGGGTTTCTCGAACTTGGAAGTTCTTGACTTGTGAAGGGAGCCGGGCGTCCAGACCTTCTTGAAATTTTGCCAGTGCAGCTTCAACTATTTTAGTTGCAGCGAATGACGATTGAGCGTAGGAGCGTTGACCAACATCGTTAATTGCCTGAGCAAAAGCTGCTGCTGCATCTGGCCCACCTGAGGTAATCTTAGCAAGAACTTCAGGCGGAATCTGTTTAGCGAAATCAACTTTGCGAGCGGATTCTAACATTTTAGCAGGATCAGTACCTGCGAACATATTAGAAGGAAGTGTTGCGTCTACTCCTGTTTGAGTAGTTGCAGGTTGCCAGAGGTCATTAAATTGATCCATTGGGGATGCTGGCTCGACTGGTGTAGCATTAGCCGCTGCCTGAGCTGGTGGAGTAGGTGCAGTAGGAGTTGTGGTAGCAACAGCGGCGGCGGGAGCTGTAGACTGACCAAAGATATTGGAGAAAAGAGACATGTTAAGTTATTCCTGTGAAGAAGAGTTAAGAAAAGACGAAGGGTTGGTAGCGCAAAACACTAGATAATTAAGTATACCTAGTTGGCCTTTTAATTCAGCATCACGTTGCACAAAATAGAGTGGAGAAGATGGGTCATATTTGAGACCTAATATTTCCTCCGCTGTTTGTGCAATTAAGTTCTGAATAAATGCAAGGTTAGAGGGTGAGAATGTTATCGCACTTTGCAATTCCTCCTGAGATAGGTGGGTTTTAGTAAATGATGTGGGAAGGGTGTAAGACATATAAGATCCTATTGTGCTCCAGGTTGGACATTACCTACATCATGAACCGCAGTCTGATCAGTTTTCGCTTGCAGACCTGATATAAATGTAGTTAGCGGGTCAGGCTTAGGTTGCTCTTGTTGGCCCGGAACTAGATAGTTAAACTGCTGCGGTGTAGGTTGTGGGTTGTTCCAAGGTTGCCCTTTGGAGAGAGCTAGTTGGGCCATTTGATTCCAGTTATTTACTGCGGATTCATAAGCCACTTGTTCTTTGGATTTCTCGAAATCAGAGATCAGTGCACCTTGTGTTTTCATAAGATATGAGAACATTGGGCCAATATTGTAAGAGGAGCCAATTTGGGGTGCAGAACCAATTACTTGCAGCGCAGTTTGGAATGAGTCAGAATTGATTAGCTTAGCAGTTGGTGAGAGGCCATCTGACATTTTGAATGAGATAACTGCATTACGCAATTTAACTGGATCAACATCGACTTGTTGTGCATCCTGATTTTCACCCTTATAATATACAGAGGTGGGGCCCTGATATTGTAATATGTTCAGTTTCAGGATTTCTTTTAGAGGTGTGAATACTTGATCCTCATAGAGAATTGATGTGTTTTGGTCTCGCCCATTGGAGTGGGCCATCACATCAGAGTACTCAGTTTGTGTCTTATTTCCTTTTACAAACTGTCCTTGTCTTGCTGGATTCTGACCTGCAATTTGCTCTGATAGTTTGATAACTGCACCAATTTCTTGCATGATCGTAGAAGACTGGTCGTCCCTAAATGGGATTGGATAGTATGCTTCTGAAAGTGGTTTTCCGTAAGCTGCTGGTCTAACAGGTATCTTAGCTGACGGATTGTCGCTGTTAATTTGCGCTTCGCCAACTCGTGATGGATCATACAGTCCTCTGTCAGAAATAGCTCTACGACGCGCGGCAATTACAGAGTTCATCATTGCGGATGAAACTTCCTGAATTGGTTGTACATTCTGCGCAAGTGATTTGGTCTGGAAACCTAAACCATCCTCGAGTGGGACTCCGAACAGCATTGGAATTCGATTATGTGCATTGGTTTGGCGCTCTGCATATATAATAACTTGGTGGTTTACTACAATGAATTTCCACACTTGTGGTGTGTTAGGTGCAGGCACACGAAGGCCGAAATCAATTGGAAGAATTCGCGCATACAATGTTGTGACTTCGTATACATTACGATACTGGATTTTGGAATTAGTTTGGGATACGCCTGCCCAAGCCATCCAATCTGTACCAGCTCGAATGTTTACATTAACTAGAGAGTCTTGATTGATTGGAGGAATGTAATATGAGGCAATCGAGGATGTGT